TATATATGATGGTTCTTCTTTGCTCTAACGGTGCTTCATAGTCGTCCGTAAAGTCAACACTGTTAAGAGCAATTGGAATATCTTCTTTTACATTTGGAAAATCAGCAAAGGGTTTCATAGTCAAATTATATTGGGGATTAAAGTATGGTAATATTTGTTCCACTACTTGTAATGCATCATCTTGGTTCTTGGCATATACACTTAACTGAAAAGTAAGATTATATGGTACAAAACTATAGAATTTATTTCTTAAATCTGCGGCTGAACCGGTTTGAGTAAAAGTATTTGTTTTTTGTAACTGTCTACCCTGGTCATATGCTATTGAAATAATTTCAAAAGACATGCGAGGTAATTTTACTGCAATTTTAGTATTGTTTACTAAATCGGGATTTTCTCTAATTCTATCTAAGAATGCTTTCTTAGGGGCATATGACAAAGGAACCTTTACCTGACTTATAACCTCACCAGAGCTGTTCTTACGCAATACATATATGTTGTTAAACAACGTTCCAAACGCAGCCACAGCTTTTCTAAACTTTTGATGATAAAAGTAAGTAAACATAATTAACCTTTATATATTGACTGCAGATGAGTTTCGAATTGTTCTACTTTTTCCAATCTATTGGGCCAAAGAATATATTCTTTTTCGGGATTCTTTTTTAAATTGTTTAATAGAGGAACAATAGCATTATATAATGCATCAAGTTTTTCTTGAGTAGATGATGCAGCAGCTTCAACTTCTTTAGCAGTAGCACCTAATGCTTGTACGGCTTCAAGTTCAGATTCATCTACTGCTGTAAAACCAAAATCAAATAAATCAGTCATTAGGATCTCCAAATGGGTTTGATTCGCTAAAGTCTAAGAAACCACTTGAAATACTTTCGAAATCGGAATTCTGTTCATTTTCGGCAATTTGATTTACTTCACTAACCGTACTTAATCTTATTGAACCATTAGATCCTACAACCAATTTACCCGGAACAAATGTGTGGAATTTACCATCATTAGCTCCTACATGTGTTACATTAAGTGTTTTGGTAAGATCTAACCATTCACTTACCTCACCAGATATAATAACGCCATCGTCAAGTGTCATAGATATATTTTCACCCACTGTAAAGAAGTTTGCTCCTGTACCTGCTGAATCTAAATATAATGAATATGTATATGCATATTCTTTTTCTAAATCATCAATGTTAGTGACACCGGTATCCATATCCTCATCATTATATTCAAACAGCTCACAGCGTAATTTAAATGTTGGAAGATTTGACAATTGATAAAATGGTTGTTCGTGTTCAACGTGCATAATTTCAAATAAAGAATTTGACAATGGTAGATATATTAAATCACCTTCTCTTGGTCTTGGTTGTGTAATATCATTGTCATATCTTTTTACAGTTTGTGTCCATCTTTTTCTTGCAACCACAAAACTGGCCTGATCTCTTATCTGCACACCAAACTTAGTAAAAAGATCCCCCTCACCATCAAAACCTTCTATGTTTTCAATATACATTTCTAGTTTATATGCAGATCCAAATCTTGATGGCACATCATCACCGAACACACGATCTTCATTTACTATTTCTCTTGGTAAATAGTAAACATCTTGACCATACATTTGCAGGGATTCAATTACTATATCTTCATATAATAATTGTTCAGATTGAACTTTTTGACTAAAGTAATAATTGGTTGCCATATTAACCTACATAAAAGTCTGGTGGTAATTCGAAATCAGTTCTGATTCTTTCTCTTAACACATTAATTTCATTAGTGGCCTCTTCAAAAATTCTGGCACCATTTAACATTACACCACCAGGTAATTGCATACCTTCAAATTTAGAAAGGTTTGCACCCCATTGTTGTTTAATTAAAGCGGTTGCATATTCTTTTAGCCACAAATCATCCCACAGTGATGTATGTGCAGTTTCATCAATATATGTGTAGGCTTCATATACTAGATAGTCACCCTCTTTAATATCACCATCAACAAAGTCGCCATGAATATAAAGTCTGCCCATGCGTCTTATAAAATCAACCTGTGGAGTACCAGCCAATTTCATATCTAATAAAGACAGGTATTGTTGAATTTGTTCGTAATATGCAAGGTCACCAATAAATGTATACATGTCAGTAATATCATTTAACATCATTTGATATTTGATGTCAAACATATTTCTGGTAATTAGATTTTCATTTGTTTTAAAAAGTTTTGTAACATGGATTACATTTGAACCAACTGGTATATAACCATTATCTACGTCAGTAGAAGTAACCTCGTGTGAAACATAACCTCTATATGTAGCATCTGAATGATATTCTCTCCAGTATTCAACCGCCTCGTCAACTCTATCAGAAACCTGATCATCATCCACATTTATTTCAATCACAGGATCGCCTAGTTTTCTTTTACACCATTCAATTAATTGATCTTTGGATGCTACAGACATATGTCTTCCTCGTAATAGATAATGTATGTATTTATACTATTTTTTTTCTTCATCTGTTGGAATAAACACTGATTCACCATGATGATGACATATTACTCCACCATCCGCCCAGATTTGCCAATTGAGTTTTTTAGCTTTATTACAGAAGTACACATCCTCAGAAATTGTATTCATATGATTAATTGCCGATTGATAATAAAAATGAGGATACTCAATGGTTTTTAATACATGTCTTTTTATTAAAACACAACCCATTCCACATGCAGAAACCCTAAAAACCTTGTTTTTTAATTCTTCTGTCCAAATAATATTCTCCTGACCCTTACCAGTATCATGATACAATTCAGTAATATTATGTGGTTCTTTTCTCTGAACATATACTCCTGAAACAATGTCTTTATCATGACTTAAAAGTCTGATCAAAGCACCCTCATCAAAAGAAATATCGCTATCTATAAACCACAAATAATCATAATTCTTACCCCACTCAACGGCAAGGTTTCTAACCTGATCAACCATATAGCCAAAAAAGTATTCAAAATGTAATTTAACATTTTGAGGTTTCTTTACATCATAAATTGATTTAAATGTTTCTGGAGAAATATACTTATTTGTTGGCACCGCTATAAGAATATTAATCTCAGGCAACTCTTCAATTTTTTTATAAAGTAAATGAGGAGCATGTTTTTCTTCAGATGTTTCATAAGATGTATCAGCGTTTTGATTTTGTTCCATTGGGTTTACCTTATAATCATTTAGTGGGTTAATGTCGTTATAAAAACATGTTATTTCTTTAACAGCTTTTATTTTATCTGAATCTACTTTTTCTATAAGTTCATAAAATAAAGGATTGTCCATGCCACTCATTAACCACTTTCCATCTTTTTTATAATTACTATAGTTAAGATCCTTACAGTGAATACCTTTAAAGGTTCTTAAATGAGTGTATGGTATTTTCCAATTAAATAAATGCTCTCTATATGTTTTATTAAGTTTAACATCTGTAGGATAATCTTGTGCAATAAGAGGAATGCCATCCGCCATACTCCAACAGGAGCCATAAGTAAATTCTATTCCATCATTATATAATTGATTATAGTAATGGAATATAGTATTATTACTTACTAAAAAATCATCACCGTCAAGAAGTATTACAATGTCATCCTCCTCAACCCATCGATGAAAAGCATTCATTTGATTTCTAATACAGCCTAGCCTTTGGGGATTTTGAACAAATATTCTTTTTTTATTTTCGGGTAATTCAGGTATTACATCATCAGACGCATCGTCTATCAATATATGTAGATAATTATCGTAATCTTGTTGATCAATAGATTCACAATGTGCAAGTAAATAATCACTAGCGTTCCAAAACGGTGATATAATTACAATTCTTTTTTGATCACCATAACTTTTATAGACTTGCCTTTCAACTTCATTATCAAATCTTCTGCCGTAAACCCTCTTGACTTTATCATTAATTTGTTGTACCTTACGATAGTCATCTACCGGTAGATACTTTTCTAATTTAAAATAAAACTGCTGCTTCCACTGTAGTGCTACTGTATCCCATCCATAGATATCATTAATTACATCACAATAGTTTTGTTTTTGTTGTAAAAGATAATCATCACCATATGCTTCTAACACCTTCGAAACAAAAATATCAGATTGAGCTTGGGCATCTATATGAGGAAATAAACTATTAGGCACAGAAGCATAATTAGTTTTATAACATGCCAAGTCAATTGCTGTTTCTTCAAGAGCACCAAATCTAGATGTAATGATAGGTGTTTTATATAAAAGAGATTCTAATGAGGATATACCGAACGTCTCAGGAAAGTCTGTTGGATATATCATATAAGTAGCATTTGCTAATATATCGGCTATTTGGCTTTGAGGTATTACATTAGTAAATGTTACATTAAGATCTTTAGATATTGATTCTTCAAAGGCGTGTAAGTCTTTTTCTTGGGCGTCTGGTTCGGCTCCTTCTCTAAATCTATAGTATCCACCAATAACAGTTAAATGAGCATTCGGTATTTGTTCTTTTACCTTTGGCCAAATATCATTGAGAAGTGGTTTAAGACCTTTTGTAACTGACGCATTGTATACAAAATGATTTTTGTCTTTTTTAGAAAGATTAATTTCATCAATATACTTTACGGCTCCATTACGTGTCTGAAATATTTTATGTTTTAATACTTCAAAATTTCTCTTGCTTCCATGATCACAATTAAGTACATATGTAGAATGAAAATCAGATAGAGTAAACAATTCATCAATAATACCTTGATTAATCATATCCTCAATATGTTGATCACCTTCACAAAAAGTATCATGCATCCATACAACTTTATGTGTTGCATTTGCACACATTGTACCGTATTGATTATTTGCAAAGAAAGGATAAACAGATCTTGAAGATATTACAATATCAAATACTTCATTAGTATCCGCTTGTGTATGGTCAATAAATTTTACATTATCGTATATACCAGGAGTAGCTTGACTGTCAAGGCAATTATTAAATACGGTTACATTAAATCCAATCTTAGCCAATTCTTTTGACATAAGAATAACAGCAGATTCAGATCCACCCAAACCTCTACTGTTTAATGTATCACCATCATATGTTAGACCTAGTAAGTCTATTATCGCTATTTTTATCATAATATACCTATAATAAATTTATATTATATATCTCCAGTCAAAGTGGCTGGGTACCCCCGACCCGCACCCCAGATGATCCTTACAACACCCTGTGCGCCAGATCCGTGCTCTCCATAAGTATTGTCTGCACTTGCACCACCACCACCATAATCACCACCTTTATTTATATAAGTCGACGACCCTTGATATAGTCCACCACCACGACCTCCATCTTCACCTCCAGAGCCTCCATATCCATTGGCGGCATTACCGCTACCACCTGCGCCACCACTGCCACTAGATCCTTCACCAAAAATTCCTACACCACCACCATTTCCACCAGCATCAAAAGATCCACATGCACCGCCACCTCCTCCGCCACCACCAGATCCAGACAATCCAGCGCCATAATACTGATTTTGTGTCTGTCCACCACCACGGCCACCAGCACCTGAGTAACCAGCGGCGCCACCACCACCACCAGCATAAGCATAACCATATCCACCTCGGCCCCCAGAATAGCCCGCTTGTGTAACACCAGCAGTGTTTAAAGTGGCATTCGACCCAATGCTTGGTAAACTTGCATTACCTCCTTGTGCATAGGTATCATTAGCACTGTTTGTTCGTCTTGGATTAGGTGCTCCTCCAGCTTGCCAAAATACACTTTGACCTCCCCATGTACCGGTAATTCGTGAAAAATGATTTACTTGATATCCACCATATGGTGTGGGTATACCAGAAGTTTTCGGAGCCTCTGACGCAACTGTTATTTCAAGGGTGCCATCATCCGTCATAGGAACATTATTTACCCAAACCAAAGATCCACCACCTGCTCCAGGGGCATAAGAAGATGTTCCCATACCAGATCCACCAGCCCCCACTAAAAGAAAACACATATACGATACATTTACTGCACCGGGAATAGACCATGAAGTAGTACCTGGTGTTGTAAAATTCTGCTGACCGCCAAGAGAATTTGAATAAGAAGCTGAAATATCACCCTGCATCCACTCTTCTTGATCAACGGTTGAGTTTATTGATCCTACAGCACTTCTGCGAAAGTAAACGGCCTCATCATAATAGATTGAATTGACGCCACCTTGTGTTACGCCCTGAACACTTAAAAATGCATTTAAATTATGATTTCTTGCAATTTTCATTTTTTTACCTATGCAACTAGAATTTCAAAATATGGCCGGGTGGTGTTTTGGGATGACCCCGTATTAGTAACCAAATAAGTACCAGAACCATCAGTCCACGAATAATAAAGAGTACCTGCGGTGGTTGCTGTATACACAAGAGGACCATTGCTAGTCCAGTTGGTCGGGCATTGACCCCATGCAAAAATTATACAAAGAGCGTCGTTCCCATTATAATTAAAGTTTGTATCTAATGCAATTCTTTTTTGACCAGTTGCTGTTATAGCTAAACTATGTTGTGCTTTTACCGTTGTAAAATCTGTACGGTTTGTATCAAACGCACTTGATGTGTGTCCACCGTTTGGCAAATGGGCCATTGCCACAGCGTAGTTGGGTAGGGGACTATAGGAAGCACTAACACCTCTACTTTGATAAAAACCTATACCTGAAATTGTACATCCTTGAGCAGATTGTGCAATCGCAGCTTGAATTGTTGCTGCGGGAATAACATATCCTAAAAGGGATCTTCTATAGTAAATACCAACTGGTTGCGGGGTAGTGTTACCTGAATTAGTAGTTGAGCTACCTAGAATACCATCATAGTATCCCGGAGTAGGACCAAGTCCAGTTTTACCAGCTGACCATCCTCTAAATACATCAGTCTCGTTATTATTTGATTCCTGGCTAAAAATCGCGGCAAAGTCATATACTCCTGGATGTTCAGCCCCAGCATGATATGCCGGTATATCCTGACCGTGACCTGAAACTGTACCTTGCACACCAGGGTGATATACTTTTCCACCTCTACTTGTTAAAAAAGTCATTAGAACGTCCAATCCCCGTTATAAGTAATATTAGAGCTAGCTAAACATTCAACATAAGAAAAAACATAACTAAAAACTCTACCAGAAACTTCATGATGCATTGCAAATTTTATATAATTATTTGGTCCACTAAGAAAAAATGCATTCTCCCTTGATATTAAGGTTCTCATTAAACTACTGTTATCTTGATATGTATGTACACTTCTACTATAGAGTGCAGAGACCTGAGAGTTATACGTTTGATCATTTCCATAATCGAAAATCATATCATATCCACCTCCACCTGAACCATAGTTAGAGCCTTGACCCATGCGTAAAAATATTCTTGGGTGAAGAGTAACAGGTGCTTCGCTCGTATTAAGTTCATTTGTGCCAATAGCGAAATGTGTTACAAAATAAAAAGGATTTGATGCAGTACCATCCGTGGTTAACAAGTTCACATAGCTGCGGCCTTGGGCAAACCCCTGAGCAGTTATTTTACCATATTTTGTAATTGGTTTCCAAGTTAAAGCCATTGTATTTCCATTATTCTATAAAAATGTAACTGGTATAATATGGTACATAACCACTAGTAGTATAGGCCCAGAGTTCATTTGACGTATTATTACCACCAATCCATAAAGGGTTATTAAAACTAAAGGGTGTAAATGTTTCGTATGGGAGTAGCTCTTGATTATAAATCAAATAACGCGTTGTTCCCCCAATTTTTGTATATATGTATATGTATTCCGTTGTATTAGATTGATAAGTGTTGGCAAAGGTCAAATTTATAATACCATCAACCCAATCAACAACACCTGTATTAGCCGCATTAAATATACGTTGGTGAGCACCATTAGTAATAGCGCCAATATAATATCCAAAATTCCAATCAGTAACCTGATTTATATATTGTGTCATAAAAATATCCTTATGTATATTTATGAAATACTATACCGTTCCACATTACAACCCCATAAGCCGTACCAGATATACGACTACTCCAACTGCCAGTTGGTGTATAAAACTTTGCTATAACTCTCGTGTTTACAGATGCCAAAGAACCTGCATTCGGATCAGTCGCACTCATGGAGTGTCGTGATGGTAAAACCCAAACAGGCGCTTCATTAGTCCAAAGTTGAGTTGGGCTTTGCTTATCATAACTTGTTGGCCATTGAAGTGCAAATCGTGGTTCGGAAATTTGATAAATTGATGATGAAGAAATACCCCATTCTATATCAATCTTCACCCATGGGGGATATGTATATAAGGACGGCGTCGATACCATGGTAGTACTGGAAGATGGAATTTCTATCCACGCGGACGCGGTTGTTATACAAACTGCCGATTCTCTGATATCAAATGTAGCCCCTGTCTTGTTATGGTAGTCATCAGGCCAATATGGAGATGTCTGCATATCGGTTAATGTAAATAAAGAGGTATAAGCGTCTGTACTTAAACCAGTTGTTAGGTTATTAGTTCTACTAATACCACTTATCATTCTCGCGCCGGTGTATTCTGTTAAATCGGCAAACATAGGTTCCCCAGGAAAACTCATGACGGAAAACTCCACCCTTCATATGTAATATTAAGATCAAGGTTTGTACTATAGGTACTATTATTTGACCAGAACCCTATCCTTCTGGTCATCCACGAATCACCATAATTAATGTTATTTGGAGCATAACCTGATCCACTGCTATTTCGGGAAAGAGGGTGCATTGGTGCAATGCTTTCCCTTGCCTGTGGATTAACTATCATTATAGGTGCATCCTTAGTAGCAAGGTTGTATGTATTGCCCCTTGCTATTTGTAAACCATTAAATACAATTACATAATTAGAATAACTAGTGGTGTGCCCATACAAACACATTCCAATTGTAGGAGCTTCTGTAGTTGTTCTATTGCATATGTACATACCTATAATTCTATAAACTTGGCTGGCCGGATATATAACCCTACTTGGGTTTGTTGGACTTCCAGCAGACTGAATAGGTATTCCAACACTATACGTACGAAGTTGTACATTTCCTTCTGGAGAAGTTGCACCACCTCTATCAAACCAACTATCAACCATACCATTCCTCCGTCCATTCTAGTTGAATGTTTTCATTACCAACTTTATATCCCATCATTCTCCAGTTATTATTTAGACCAGTGTTAGCATAGTCACTTGCTGTAGTAATATGAATAGGATTGTTTTTATTTACTAGTTGATGTACTTGTCCTCTCCAAATCTTAAGACCATTAAACCTCCAAAACTTCGCATACGGATTACTTGCATCTCCATATACACCTAGATATATTCTATTAAAAGAGTCTTGACCCGAACCATTTGTACCATCAAGCATGTAGGCTCTCATATTAAATATTCGTACACTTGTAAAATTAGACCCACTCCAATTAAAAATTTGTGCCTCCGCTGATGGCATGTTGGTAAAATTGTATCTAATTTTTGTTACAGTATTATCTGACCATACATTTATTGGCATTAAGAATCTGCCTCCCACCATTCAATAGCAAATTGAAAACAATTATTAGGTTCTGAAGTCACCCATTTCAACGCGGTGCTGTCATTACTTTGTGTGCCTGGATCTAAATACAACGGAGCCGACCTCCCACCAAGAACCAATGCGGATCCCCATGGTATCCAAAAATCATGGCATAAGTATACATTACCAGAAGAAACTCCACCTCTAGTTTGTGAAGCAACAATACTTATCTGCCGGTCCAATTGATTGGTATCAACATTGGCTATAGTAAGGTGAACTAATTTCCCAGGGGAACCATATGCAGTATCAAGTATCCAATCTGTTGCCGTAAAGTTCTTTAGCGATACCCTACTTTCCATTTCGGCATATGTATTTTGTCCGAAGTCCATATTATTTACCCAAATACAATTGCCATAGCAATAGCTTTAGCTGCTGATGTAGTACCTGCCGGCCCTGTGGCACCTTTAGAACCTGTATATCCTCTAGGGCCTGTAGGCCCAGCACTGCCGTTGGTTCCGTTTGAACCTTTAGATCCTGTATAACCTCTAGGGCCTTGAGGACCACCAGGACCCGCTGGGCCTCCAGGACCCGTATTACCTTTAGAGCCCGTATAACCTCTAGGACCAGTACCGCCACCTGGTCCAGCTGGACCTCCAGGACCTGTATCACCTTTAGAGCCCGTATAACCTCTAGGACCCGCTGGACCTCCAGGACCCGCTGGACCTCCAGGACCCG